GGGCATTCCTCGCACGACGCTCAACGACTGGATGCGTCGCATTCGGCAGCGATTCGAAAAAGCAGGCATGCAGGATTACCTGGAATGGTAATCGTCATCTCGCGCCTGAACCGGGTAGGTCAGCAGATAGAGACCTACCCAATCGACGCGAGGAAAACGAAATGACCAAGGAACTGTATCGCTACCGCTTCACTGCGGAAGTGCCCGTCGAGGAGGTCGAAGCCTCGTTCCTGCTGGCTGTTCTGGCAACAGAGAGCCTGCATGGCGAAGCCCAGACTCGACTTGATGCGGCTCACTACCTCGATCCGAACACGCGTGCCCTCGTCATCGACGCGGGCACGCAGGTCGGCCGAGATCTCAACCGACTCTTCACGGGCTTCATTGCTCGGGAGTTCGGACCTGACGCGTTCGACGTCGAGCGCGTTTCCAAGCAACAACCGTGCAAGGGGGTGGCCGCGTGAGCATGCTCTCAAAACTGCAGCGTGGACGCACTGCGAAACCACCTCGGATTCTTTGCTACGGCATCGAGGGTGTTGGCAAGTCAACGTTCGCCTCTCAAGCGCCCAAACCAATCTTCATCCAGTGTGAGGACGGTTTAGATGAGCTTGATGTCGACAAGTTTCCGCTAGCGACCAAGTACGAAGAAGTGATCTCGGCTTTGACGGATCTGCAGCGCGAGTCGCATGACTACGAGAGCGTGGTGATCGATTCGTTGGACTGGCTTGAGCGACTGGTATTCGACCGATTGTGTGCGGAACACAACGCCACCTCGATCGAGCAGGTCGCTGGTGGCTATGCCAAAGGCTACACACTCGCGCTGACCTACTGGCGGGAAATCATCGAGCACCTCAATGCGCTGCGAAACCAGCATGGGATGGTCGTCTTGATGATCGCGCATAGCAAGGTCGAGCGATTCGAGGACCCCGAATCATCGCCCTACGACCGCTACAGCCCCAGGCTCCACAAGCACGCTGCGGCGCTGATGAGCGAGTGGAGTGATGCCGTGTTATTCGCAACACGGAAGATCAGAACCCAATCCGAAGATGCCGGCTTCAATCGCAAACGAACCATCGCTCACGCCATTGGCAAAGGTGGTGGTGAGCGAATTCTCCGGTGTGTTGGTGGCCCCTCGTGTGTCGCCAAGAACCGGTACGGAATCGTGGAAGAGTTGCCGCTCTCTTGGGCGGCGTTTGTTCAAGCAATTTCCCAATCACAAGGAACCCATAGTAATGGCTGATCTGAATGGTTTTGATGCGAATCAAGTTGAACCCACCGGTGATTTCGAGCCGATCCCGGCAGGCAAATATCTGGCCGTTATCACCGACAGCGAGATGAAGCCCAACAAGGCCGGCACTGGCAGTCTGCTGCAGTTGACTCTTCAGGTCATCGAAGGCGAGTACCAGAACCGACTGTTGTGGACCCGGCTCAATCTCGATCACCCGAACGCGGTTGCAGTACAAATCGCGCGTGCGGACTTGTCCGCAATCTGTCGGGCTGTTGGAGTGCCCTCGCCAAAGGACTCGGCCGAACTGCACAACCTGCCGCTGGTAATCCATGTGCGATGCAAAAAGCGTGCAGATACCGGCGACATCGTCAATGAGATCAAGGGGTACGCGAAGCGAGAGCAACCAACTCCTGTTGCGTCGCCGTCTCATGCAGCTCCTGCCAACAGCAGTTCTCCTCCGTGGAAGCGATCGTGATGGTCGAGTTCCACCTTCCCTATCCGCCAAGTGTCAACCACTACTGGCGGCGCGTTGGGGCACGGACGCTCATTTCGCGCGGGGGGCGGGCATTCCGCACTGCGGTTTGCTCGCTCCTCGCGGCGCGAGGGGTTCGTCCGCTCAGTGGACCACTGGTGGTTGATGTGTTGATTCATCCGCCCGATCGCCGGCGTCGCGACATCGACAACGTGCAGAAAGCACTGCTCGATGCGCTACAGCACGGCGGTGCCTACAGCGATGACAGCCAGATTGTCCGGCTCACTATCGAGAAGGGACAACCTGTCGAAGGCGGCAAAACTATTGTTCAAATCCGAAAGGTATCTGAGTAGATGATCACGCTTCGACCTTATCAGGAAGATGTGAAAATAGCGGTGTACGACCACCTCCGCTCCCGCGATGACAATCCGTGCGCGGTCGTTCCCACAGCCGGTGGTAAGACCCCGATCATGGCCAGCATCTGCAAAGATGCCGTAGGACTGTGGGGTGGCCGAGTTCTTATTCTGGCTCACGTCAAAGAGCTACTCGAACAAACGGCCGACAAGCTGAAGGTGGTTTGTCCCGAGATTGGCTTTGGGATTTACTCGGCTGGGCTCAAGCGACGAGACACCCAGAATCCGGTGATCGTGGCGAGCATCCAATCGGTCTACAAGCGGGCCTGCGAATTGGATGCTTTCAACCTGATCATGGTGGACGAGGCTCATTTGATCCCGCTTGAAGGTGACGGGATGTATCGCCAGTTTCTGGCCGATGCCAAGGTGATCAACCCTGAGCTGCGGATCATTGGTTTCACGGCTACCCCGTATCGACTCAAGACTGGACCGATCTGCACGCCGGATAGTTTCCTCAACCACATCTGTTACGAGGTCGGTGTCCGAGAACTGATTCGCGATGGCTTTCTGTGTCCTCTTATAAGCAAAGCTGGACGCGCGAAAGCCGATATGTCCTCGCTCCATGTTCGCGGAGGCGAGTTCATCTCCGACGAAGTGGAATCGCTGATGGACCAAGAGTCATTGGTCAGTTCAGCGGCCTCGGAGATCATGGAGTACACAGCGGACAGGAAGGCGTGCTTGATCTTCTCTTCTGGTGTGCAGCATGGCCAGCACATCGTAGAGGTCTTGCGCGAAGAGCATGGTGTCGAGTGTGGGTTCGTCAGTGGCGATACTCCGATCCCGGAGCGAGACGCGACCTTGGCCCGGTTTAAAGCTGGCGAACTGAAGTACCTCTGCAACGTCAACGTCCTGACCACCGGTTTCGATGCACCCCACATCGACTGCGTGGCACTCGTCCGACCGACAATGTCGCCGGGACTCTACTACCAAATGGTCGGCCGTGGCTTTCGCCTGCATCCTAGCAAAGAGAACTGCTTGGTCCTTGATTTTGGTGGTAATGTTCTTCGACATGGACCGGTGGATGACATCAAGGTCACCACGATAGACCGAGGTGATGGTAAAGCACCGGCGAAGGAATGCCCGAGCTGTCAGGCAGTCATCGCCGCCGGCTTTACGACCTGCCCCCAATGCGGATACGTGTTTCCGCCACCGGAGCGCCAGCAGCACGATCCAAAGGCAAGCGAAGCCGGCATTCTTTCAGGACAAGTGAGCACGACCAAGCTCCAGGTTGAGGACGTCTACTACGGCATCCACACCAAGCGAGGTGCCAGCGAGGACGCACCGCGAACTCTGCGCGTCGACTATCGAGTGGGCTGGCACGAATACAAATCGGAATGGGTCTGCTTCGAACACGAGGGCTACGCCCGCCAGAAAGCGGTCGCGTGGTGGCGCAAGCGTTCTCCCGACCCCGTGCCGGATAGCGTCGAACGAGCCATCGAAATCATCAACGGAGGGGGGCTCGCGACGACCATCGCCATCAAGGTGCGATCTGTCGCTGGTGATCCATACGAACGGATCATCGACTACGAACTCGGGCCGATGCCGGAGGGAGTCCCTGCTAGCGAACATTCGGAGTTCGATCCCGATGAGATTCCGTTTTAGTGAGCCATCTATAAGTCATTCAGAAAATTGGATTGAAAGCCATGTCAAGCACTGAGAGCGACATCGAAAACCGAGTGAACACTTCTCTTGCAGTCGGACGTTACCTGCGAGCGATGGATCGCTTCGAAGCTGCCACAAAGGAGTTCAACGAAGCCTGCACATCGTTGCGAAACCAGCTACCGGCTCCCAGCCGCTTCATTACCAAGATCGACTTCAAGCACTACCTCGTCACTTCCGACCAGGAACGCAATTTCGAGGTCGAGGAACTCGAGCTGATCTAGCCATATGGTTGATCTTTCCAGGATTGAATCAGAACCGAGACCTGAAGGAGCGCTGCGCTTGAACGAAACCGCAATATCTTATCTACACGCCGGCCTATGCGTCTTACCTGCAATTGCAGCGGAAAAGCGGCCAGCGGTGGGAACGTGGAAGCAGTACCAACAGCGTCTCCCCACTGAGCGACAGGTTTGTACCTGGTTCGCTGAATCTCCAGCCACATGCATTCTCACTGGAGCGGTTTCAGGTCATCTGGAATTGATTGACTTCGATGGCGAAGGGGAGTTGTTCGATCGCTGGCGAGACATGGTCGCTTCAGAACTGCCTGACCTCGTGGATCGATTGGTGATTGAGCGTTCGCAGTCGGGTGGCAGGCACGTGGTCTATCGTTGCCAAGATCCCATTCCTGGCAATCAGAAGCTGGCGCAGCGAACCGTTGTGGTTGAAGCAGGTGATCCGGTCGTGATCGCCGGTAAACGTTATGTTCCTCGTCGTAGCAATGGTCGCTTCGAGGTCACAGTAACTCTGATCGAGACGCGAGGAGAAGGGGGGCTTTTTCTCTGCGACCCAACGCCCGACTATCGCCTTGAGCAAGGCTCGTTTGTATCGCTGCCCGTTCTGACAGCGGTAGAGCGATCGGTGCTGATTGAAGCCGCTTGTGCTTTGAGCGAGACCGTGCCACCACCATCGCGAGTGCCAACGTCGCTTCCGGGCGAAGGTCGTCCTGGAGATGATTTCAACGATCGGGGAGATTTGCGTCAGCTGCTAGAGCGACACGGCTGGCAGCGCGTTCGCGGTGGCGAAAACGAGTATTGGCGACGTCCGGGTAAGGAACATGGCTGGAGCGCGTCGCTTCGCAATAACCAACTGTTCGTGTTCTCGTCGAATGCCGTGCCGTTCGAACCGGACCGAGCGTATGGGCCGTTTTCGGTATACGCATTGTTGGAGCATGGTGGCGATTTTGCTGCGGCAGCAACGGCATTGAGGTTGCAAGGGTACGGACAAACCGCCGACGAATCCGGCGTCGACCTAACCCACCTCCTTCCGGGCCCAATCACTGTCCCAGCAGCGCAATCGAGTGCCTACCCCAATCCCGGTCCGCTGCCGGCGGAACTGTTGCGGATTCCAGGATTCGTCTCCGAGGTCATGGACCATTGTCTGGAGACGGCACCGTATCCCAATCCCGCGTTGGCATTCTGCGGAGCGCTATCTCTACAAGCCGTGCTGGCCGGACGCAAGGTTCGTGACCCGGCCGATAATCGCACCAACATCTATCTGCTGGCTCTGGCCTATTCCTCGGTCGGCAAAGATTGGCCCCGAAAGATCAACACCCACATCATGCATCGCGTCGGGATGGTGTCGGCACTGGGGGAGAAGTTCGCCTCAGGCGAAGGTATCCAAGACTCGCTGTTCCTGACACCGTCGATGCTGTTCCAAACGGACGAGATCGATGGACTGTTGCAGTCCATCAACAAGGCGCGCGATGCGAGGCACGAGAACATCATGGGCACGCTGCTCACGATGTACTCTGCTGCCAACAGCATCTATCCCATGCGGCGAAAAGCCGGTAAGGAAGCTCCGGGAGTCATCGACCAGCCTTGCCTTGTTGTCTATGGAACGGCGATCCCAACTCACTACTACGATTCCCTATCAGAGCGAATGCTCACCAACGGATTCTTCGCACGCATGTTGATCGTCGAGAGCGGTCCGCGCAGCATCGGTCAGGAACCGGGCATCATCAATCCGCCAGCTTCCATCATCGAAACTGCACGGTGGTGGTCGGAGTTCAATCCCGGCTCGGGGAACCTGGAGGCGTTTCATCCCCAGCCCATCACCGTCGTGGCCAATGAAGAAGCCCGCGGTTTGCTTGCCGAGGCTCGCCGAACCTCGGAGACCGAATATGCCAATTCCGAATCGCGAGGCGATCCGGTTGGGACCACGGTCTGGGGCCGAGTGCCGGAGCAGGTGCGTAAGCTGGCACTGCTCTATGCGGCCAGTGCCAACCACCAATCACCCGTGATCGATGCAGCGGCCGTGAACTGGGCCACCGCGTTCATGCTTCATCAAACGCGCCGCATGCTCTTCATGGCTCACAACCACGTGGCAGAGAACCCATTCCATGCCGAGTGCCTCAAACTCGTTCGGAAGCTGCGAGAGGAACCCAACGGACAACTCGCCCACAGCGTGCTGCTCAAACGCATGAAGATCGACGCCAAAACCTTTCAGGAGCTGGTGACGACTCTGGAGCAGCAGGGGGATGTACTGACGGTGATGCAAACCACTAGCGGCCGGCCTCAACGAGCCTACCGACTACTGGGTGAAGAAAGGAGTGAAGGGTGAAAGAAGTCAGCCTACAAGCCAGCCTACGAGCGGTGAAAGAAGTCCATTTTCGTGGAAAGAGGGGTGAAAGAAGCATGAGCGGAACCAAGCCCAATCGGGGTGAAAGAAGTGAAAGAAGCAACTCAAAAACCCTGGAAAAAACCGCATGCGAGACTTCTTTCTTCTTTCACCCCCTCGCGCAGAAATATGAGTTCACACCACTTCTTTCTTCTTTCACCCACTCACGCAAATACGCCCGCGCGTGCGTGTGTAATCACGTGCGCATGAGAGGGGTGGTGAAAGAGGGAAACAAGCGCCGTGAGCCCGATATTGAGCCACCACGCCGCCAAGGTTGGCCCACGTTCACGTCCTTGCGATGGAGTGGCCTCGTTGGCCAATCGCAAGAGATCCACGCGACACGTGGCCACACGTTGGCTCGTGGTGTGTCTGCCATTGTGGCAGACCCAATAGGTACTTCCACGTGATCTGCAACAGGAGAGGCGTGCGGGAACAATCGCCAAGTGTGAGACAGTTTTATTTTCTGGTCAGAACAACCAATGGAGAAAAGTTATGTCAACGCAATCGGAACCTAAACGCGATCGATGGAACACGATGGTCGTGCCCGCAGCCAAAGGACTGGAGCGGTTCTTCTGGAACCTAGCTTGGTTCTGCGTCCTGCTCGTGGTGCTTTTTGGTGGTCCATGCATTCGCAACATGCAGAAGCCGCTTGAGAAAGGAGAGTCACATGAACAGCGAGCGGCTGATCCTGCCCAATAGCCGACTCTGTTTGTTTTGCAACTCAATCGAGTGTGCAGGCACTGACGACTTGTGCGATGCCTGCACCCAGCGCTGGAGCCAATTACCACCTACCGAGCGTCCGTTTGTCGAGGAACATGACTTCGATGATTGGGATGCTCACTACGAACCAAACATTTTGGAATATCACCTCAAAAGATTACTGAAGGATCGAAAATGAAAATTGAAATGAGATCGATTACTGAGATCAAACCGTACCCCAACAACCCTCGCATCAATGATGATGCGGTCGACACGGTGGCTAGCAGCATCAAGGAGTTCGGATTCCGTCAACCGATTGTCGTGGATGGTGAGGGTGTCATCATCTGCGGCCACACACGATTCAAAGCGGCTCAGAAACTGGGGCTCGAAAGAGTACCCGTCCATGTGGCCAAGGATCTCACCCCAGACCAAATCAAAGCCTACCGCATCGCGGACAACAAGACCGCAGAACTTGCTGAATGGAATTACGACCTGCTCCCGATCGAACTCGGCGAATTGCAGTCAAGCGGTTTTGACCTTTCGTTGTTGGGGTTTGATGGAGATGAGTTGCTGAAGCTTCTTTCGACCGAGGTTGAGGAAGGACTCACCGATCCAGATGACGTGCCGTCACCACCGGACGAAGCCGTAACCCAACCTGGCGATCTTTGGATCCTGGGCAACCACCGCTTGCTCTGCGGTGATTCATCGAAACCTGAGGATCTTGACCGACTACTCGGTGGCAAGACGATCCAGCTGGTCAACACCGATCCTCCTTACAACGTGAAGGTTGAGCCGCGATCGAACAACGCGATCGCAGCCGGCCTCTCGTCGTTCTCCAACGACAGCGCTTCGCAAAAACTCAAGGGTGGCCAAGGGAACGCTGCTTCGTTTGGCGTCGACCACGATACTGGCAAACCCAAGCATCCCCCAACGCACAAGAAGCTCCGAGCTAAGGATCGTCCCCTCGCCAACGACTTTGTGACCGACGAGGAGTTCGATCGATTGCTTGATGCGTGGTTTGGAAACATCGCGAGGGTGCTCGACCCAGGTCGTGGTTTCTACATCTGGGGTGGTTATGCCAACTGCGGCAATTATCCCCCGTTCCTCAAGAAGCATGGTTTGTATTTCAGCCAAGCAATCATCTGGGACAAAATGCATCCGGTGCTTACCCGCAAAGACTTCATGGGCGCGCATGAGTGGTGTTTTTATGGTTGGTTGGAAGGCTCCGCGCACGTGTACCTCGGCCCATACAATGCAACCGACTTGTGGCAAATCAAGAAGGTTAATCCGCAGTCGATGATCCACCTGACCGAGAAGCCAGTCGAACTGGCGGTCCGTGCGATGCAGTATTCGTCGCGACCAGGCGACAACGTTCTCGATCTGTTCGGTGGAAGTGGTTCGACACTCATCGCGGCCGAACAAACAGGACGTCATGCGTTTCTGATGGAACTCGACTGCCTGTATGCGGATGTAATCGTCGAGCGGTACCAGCGGTTCACGGGCAAGCCGGCGATCTTGGAACGTACCGGAACGTCTCCGATCCCGATGAACACTCCGGCCGCAGCGGGAACCTAGAGCTTATGGCAGTGCCAATGTTGGTTCTCGAAAACATACAGGTACTTCGCATCGCAGTTGCGTGCGAACACCAAGAGCGACCCACGGTCGCAAACATGCTTTGGGGGACGTGCCCGAGAGAAGTACTCGGGTTCCCCGTCGCTCGAGGTCAAACTTCGAAGTTCCCCCCCGGTGACGAGCGCCGAGGCTTTCTCGATGGAGTTGTACCGTTGGTTGAGAATCACCCCAGCATGTTCCGGGTAGCCATCGAAGTGGAGATAGGCGGCATGGAAGCTCCCGTTGCTATCCGCAAAGGCAATCGTTGCACGCGTCGACATGGTTTGATCCCCTTAAGATTGAATGCCTTCAGGTCCGAGAATCTCGATCAGGTCACCGGGCATTGTCAGCATGAGCGAACGACCGTTGTCCCAATCGACCTCGACTTGCGTCCAGCGGTGATGCGGATGAACCGCAATAATGGTTCCAAGCGAACCGGCAGGAACCGGGTCGGGATCGTTCGGCATGAATATCAATCGGATCCGATCTCCGATCTTGGGTATGTTAGACATCATGAGGTTTCCTTTCGTTTAGAGAATCTTTCCAAGCAGGCTGTTTCTCATCGCATCGAGTGCTTCACAGGCGTAGAGGTGTTCGGTAAGAAGCGGGCCGGCGGTTTGTGGTTGCTGCGCGTCGGCGATCTCAAGCATGTCGGCCAAAGTTCGAAGCCCCTCAACGGCTTTGTAGTAGGCCTCGCGGATCTCTTGAGCTTGGTGTGCGTCCATCGTACGGAAGGCGTCGCGAAGAATCTTTTCATTGGCGTTCTTGTCGGCAGTGGTCATGGTCGTGTTCCTTGTGGTTGGTGTCTGGGTTGGTGGCTACGACTGGTTCTTGAGGAAGTACTGCAGCATCTTTTGTTGTTCGTAGAGCTTGTTGAGTTCCGCTTTCGCTTCCTTGGCCTCGCGAAGGTCGCCATCGGCGAAGTCCGTCCAGCTCAGGCTGCAGGGTTGGTCGTTGAGCATCGCGGTCGCATCTTCTACGGCTCTTTGGGCTCGCCAGAGCATTTGTTCGGCGGCCTTGGCGATTCGTTTCTTAGCGTCCGGAATCATCCACTCCAGGCGGTTGAGTTGTTCCTGGATCGCTGCGACCGTGGGGTTTGTGGCGGTGTCGTTCATCGTCGTTTCTCCATGTTTGCTTTAGGGTTTTCGTTTGGCGTTACGACACAGTTCCCATGCTTTGGGAAGAACATCAAGCCGATGTGGAAAGTAATGTTTTGGATTCTCGAAGAATGTTTTCGAGCCCCACAAACGCCACCGTTTGGCACCGTTCGCGTCGCTTTGGAACTTGGGAGAATGACGCCCTCCAACGGGAAAACGCCCACACATCGCAACCGTGGGGCGTTTGCGCGAAATCAACCCGGTTTAGCGCCGGAGCCAATTCCGAATGGTCTTGAGCTCGTACCTGCCCAAACCGGAGACCGCATAGTCTTGGCCGTTATGCCCGCGGGCGATCAATCGGTCGCTTCGGCGCTCGACATACTCGACGGTCGTATCCAAAGACGGGTCGTCTTCGGATTGGACTTGGTACGAATGGTCGGGATCGGGGTAAGCTCGCTGGCCTTCGGAAAGGTCGGTCACCAAATGGATCTGTCCGATGTGCATGTTAGCGCTCCGTGGTCGTGGTGGTCTGGTCGCGATTGGGTAAAGGTGGATCTAGCTCTTCGGCAATCGAGAGCAAGATCTCGGCAAGTTGGTTTGCATAGATGCAAGTCACCTCGCCCGATTCACAGGCCTCATCCAGTCGCAGCGCGACCTTACGCATCGCGTCTGCGACTCGGTAGTTCGGATCGGAACTCACTGGGCCACCTCGGCGGTTGCTGTTGCGGCTACGAATCGGCCCCGATCGGTTTTTACGAATCGCGATGCCTCGCCCTTGGCGAGCTCGCGAAGGATCGCGCTGTAGAGCGTCGCGTGGGGCGTCTTTCCACCGGGGCTCGTCCAGTAACCCTTCGCAGTCATCGCTTCGATCATCTGCTGGACGCTCAAGGGCTCGGTCGCTTCGCACAAAACCTTGTGGGCGGCAGCCAACGCGCTCAATCGCTTGGGTTGGTCGCCGTTAGTTTTCTTCGCGATCCGCTTGGGTTTGGTGACCGGTTCGGGAGAACTGTTGATGGTGATCACGGTGGCTGGTTCGTTCTCGACCAAGGTAAGGTTGTTGGTCGTAGTGACCTTCGCCGAACGCTTGCTTTTGCCGACTTCGCCCTGCAACCGCTGGGCGCTCTTGATGTGGATCTTCTTTCCCGTCGCAAGATTCGTGGCACTCCAACCACCACTGGGTTTCTCGCTATCGATCTGGATCTCGACCTTCTTGCTGGTGACGTTCGCATAGTACTTGCCACCGATCTTGACCTCTGCCTTTTTCATCTTCTCTTCTCCAATCTTGTCGCGATGGTTGGCTGCCATCATCAGGCGACGGGAACCTCCCGCCGCGACGCGTCGACTCGCGCCGATCGCGTTTCGGCTCTAGTACGCGACATCCCAAGCTCGTTTCGATCCGTATCCAAGCTGCCCCCCTTCTACGATGTAGACGATCTGGTCCGTATTGACGTCATCGTCGTCTTCGTCATCCGCTTGGTCGTTGATCTCTTGCCCCGATGCCAAACCAACGATCCGGTTTTCGAACGGCCAGTTCTGTTGGGTCATCACCCGCACTTCACACTCGCCCCCCAGCTCATCGCGGTACTCTTCGAGGCGTGCAATCAATTCGTCAATGGTCATATTTGTTCTCCCTTGTGTATTTGGTTAGTTGGCGTAGGTCAGGTCGGCGAGGCCGGCGGCGAGGAAATCCACAATCGCGCGGGCCAAATCGGTTTGTGCGTCGACATCCAGTCCGCGGTCGAAATTGAAAACCGTCTGCTTGTCTTCGAGTCGTTGCAGCCAGAGTTTCGAGATTCGGCTCTTTGCCAGTTCGTACTCTTCGCATTCGGCGTGTTCGGGGAAGACCAAGGCGTCGAAGCGGTGCCCGGCAATCGTTCCGCAGACCCAGGTTCCGCCACCCGCGGCGCGTCGGGTGGTCTTGGTGATCTTCAGGTCGTCGCCCAGGTCAAATTCGAAGGGTTTGTTTGTTTGGGTCATCGTTGGTTCTCCGTGTTTGGTGTTGTGGGGAATTCGTTTTCGTTAACACACATGAGCCATGCGGTTGAAACGTCATCAAGCGGTTCTGGGGGAATCTGGGAAGTAATCTCTGAAATTCTTTTACCGCCGAAAAAACCAGGGAAAACATGCGATTTTCGATGTTCGCGACAGGTTGGCCTGTGTGGCCACATGCGGAAGAATGGTCCCTTACTTAGGACCTACCCGGAATCATGCGACTGTGACGATCGTGGGCGGAACGATTCCCACATAACGAGAAAACCCCAAGGTAAAGACCTCGGGGCAAAGCTTTCTTGGAACTCAAGCGGCTTGGTCGTATTTGCGAGCCAGGTCGAGCAGTTTGTTTTTGATCCCCTTCCAATCGCGGTCGGTCTCGCCAGTGATTTCGCCGAAGGCTTTATTGCGAAGCTCTCCCTTGTACCAACCTTTGGTCCAACCCAGCCGGTAGAAGAGTCGGTTGAGTTCCGTTTCGCCAAGGCCAGCACCCGGTCGATCCCAGCAACTTTTGGTGCCGTCTTTCTTGGTGTAGTCCCAATCCGCGCATCGCTTGGTGTTCATCGCGAGCTCTGCCAACCCCAGGACCATCATCAAGTATCCGACCACCTTGGTCTTGTTGAGCGTTCCGGCGAAGGCCCGGAATTCGATTCGGTTCTTGCCCGCAGCCAGGTGCGTGAGGTTCAGCAGGTGGTAGCGATCCGCTTCGCATCGGTTCTTAGCGGCATCTTTGTCGCCGTATTGTTTGATCCGTTTGGTGTAGACCGTTTGTTCGCGTCGGCGTGTTCCGGTGCTTGCGAAGATCGCTTTCTCGTGGTTTCCGACCAGGGAAATCAATCTGGCCAAGGCGGCCGCATCGCCATTCCATTCGATCGTGATGTGCAACCCGCAGCTTGCGTTGACCTTCGCGTCGTGCTCGTTGATCTTGTCGATCGCGTCTTCGATTTGTTTGAGGCCTTCGTATCCCTTGAGCTTGGGGCTTACGAATTCGCATCCCTTGCGGTTGGGTGTTTCTGGTTTGATGCTCGCGTCGCGTTCTGCTCGCCAGCCGGTGGGGAGCCAAGGTACTTGGTATCCGTGGTGGTAGGGTCCGATGGGTGTGGTGTCGCTGTTTGGCAGGGTGGTCTCGAATTCGATTCCGAAGGCGATCTCGTTTGCGTTCATCTCTGTCTCTCCGTTTGGGTTGGGTGGGTTTGTCGTTTGCGATCGCGGTTGCGTTCGCGTGTGACACATGAAGCCCTGCGGTTCGGAACACATCCAGCCGAGAAAGCATGTTTTCCACAGTCTTTTCGCATGTTTTTCGGTCGCCCCACAAACGCCACGGTTGGGCCCGTGTGGGGGCCAAAAGACATGTGCCCAATGAGGCGAACATCGAAGAAACTCGGGCCAGTGGGGCACGTGTTGGCCACCGTGCCAAGCATCCAAGAAGGGAGCCTGGTATGAGTAACGGAAAGAATCCGATCGACCCAAATCGCCTAACCCCAGAGCAGGCGGCGAAACTCCTCTCGGCAGCAGCCAAGATTCGCGTTCCCGTAGAGCAAATACGGGAAGACCTCGAGGCAGGAGCTCCTCGCAATACCGATGGAACGATCAACCTAATGCATTACGCAGCATGGATGGTGAAGGAGATGGGCCGTGGCAACTGACCCAAGAAAACTAAGACCCAGCGAATTATGCCGGTTGCTGAACTCGACTCCGCTAGGTGAAGTCATCAACGAACGACAACTGCATCGTCATCGAACCCGCGCCGGCATGCGTATTGGTGACGCTCGCTTCGTTGATCTTTTGCGTTATGTCGCGTGGCTCATCGAGGTTCGACACGCACCGCGAGAGGAGTCCGAAGGCGATCCCTACGAAAAGCTCAAAGACCGTGCGCGAGCGAGAAACGTCGCGATCGCACTTGCGGGCCGAGACATTGGCGAGCTTCCGTCTGTCGCTGATCCAGAGCGAAAGGCTCGCGCTGCAAGAGACTTCAGGTTCTTCTGCGAGTCTTATTTTCCATTGACGTTTCATTTGAATTGGTCCGCCGACCATCTCAAGGTGATCAATCGGATTGAACAAGCCGTGATGAGCGGTGGTCTGTTCTCAATGGCGATGCCACGTGGTTCAGGTAAGACCACGATCTGTGAATGCGCATGCATCTGGGCTGCGCTCAATGGCCACCGAGAATTCGTTTGCCTCATCGGCAGCGATGAAGGGCACGCAATGGATATGCTCGACTCCATCAAGATGGAACTCGATGGCAACGAACTATTGCTGGCGGACTATCCTGAGGTGGTATTTCCAATCCAGGCTCTCGATGGAATTGCTAATCGCTGCAATGGCCAGCTTTACCAGGGGGAACGTACGCACATCGGCTGGACCGCACGAGAGATTGTATTGCCGACCATGCCTGGAAGTGTGGCGAGTGGTGCGATCGTAAAGGTAGCGGGCATCACTGGTCGTATTCGTGGGATGAAATACAAACGAGCGGACGGGCGAACCGTTCGGCCTACGTTGGTTGTGATCGACGACCCTCAGACGGATGAATCGGCCCGGTCTCTTTCCCAGTGCGCGACGCGCGAGAGCATTCTCGCTGGTGCGATACTTGGTCTTGCCGGCCCAGGAAAGAAGATTTCGGGGATCATGCCGTGCACAGTGATTCGCCCAGGAGACATGGCTGACAACATTCTCTCGCGCGAAAAACATCCCGAATGGAACGGAGAACGAACTCGGATGGTTTATTCGTTTCCCAGCGACGAAAAGCTTTGGCTGCGATATGGTGAACTGCGTGCGGAGAGCTTGCGCATGTTCGGGGACATGCGATTAGCTACCGAGTTCTATTCGTCCCATCGCTCGGCCATGGACGACGGAGCACAGATCGCTTGGCCCGAGCGATTCAACCACGATGAACTCTCTGCCATCCAACATGCGATGAACCTCAAACTGCAGGATGAGGCGGCGTTCTTCGCCGAGTACCAAAACGAACCGCTGCCCGAGGTCAAAGCAAGCGATAACGAACTGACGACTGACCAGATTGCTGGGAAGCTCAATCGTATCGAGCGGCAGCTGGTTCCGATCGGTGCTAGCCATCTAACCATGTTTATCGATGTGCAGGCGACACTACTGTTCTATTCGGTTATTGCTTGGGAAGACGATTTCACTGGGTATCTGGTGGACTATGGGACCTATCCAGACCAGAGACGGACGTACTTTACGCTGCGAGATGCTCGAGCAACGCTTGCACATGCAACCAAAGCAGGTGGACTGGAAGGCTGTATCTACGCTGGCATGGAGCGTCTCACGGCGGATTGCCTTTCCCGAGAATGGAGGCGTGACGATGGAGCCATGCTACGCATCGAAAAGTGTTTGATTGACGCCAACTGGGGCTCGTCAACGGACGTTGTCTATCAGTTCTGTCGCCAAAGCCAATTCGCTGGACTCGTCATGCCGAGCCACGGGCGAT